CCTGACCAAGTTCACGACCTGATGAATCTGACTCTGTCGCTTTTCAAGCGACGCAGTTGGACCGACATCTCTCTTGAGCACCAAGAATACGTCGCCAACACCATCATCAACGACAAGTCGGTGAAGGAACAAGGCGGCAAAGACATCAACTTCAAGTTGAAGACACAAAACACGGGGAACGCCCGTAACGTTGGGTTTTTTGCTCAAGACGTTGCTCGTGTGATTGACGTGTCGATTGAGTGCACCGTTCCGTGGCGTAAGCAAACGACCAACTTCTCGTACGACGTCGACGAACCCATTTTCCAGTCCGAACGGGAAATGATCATCGATGAGATGAAGATGCGAGAGCACGACTGTTTGTCGGACCTCGCCGAACTGAACGAGGAAAACCTGTGGTCCGCCCCGACGGGCCCGAGCGACGACCGTCCATTCGGCGTTCCGTACTGGATGCAGAAGGATGCGACCACGACTCCCGGCGGTGGCTTCCACGGTGGAAACCCATCCGGATTCTCTGCCGGTTGTGGCGGCGTGAGCAGCATCGACTATCCGCGGTGGCGTAACTGGACCTTTGGTTACGACACCGTCGCGCCACTGGACTTCGTCAAGAAAGTCAAGAAGTCGTTGGCGTTCACCCACTTCCGCGCTCCGGTCCCCCACCCGGAACTTGGCTACGGCAAGTCGATGCAATCCATGTATTCGACCTACCGCGTTCAGGATGCGTTGGAGCGGTTGGCCGAAACCCGGAACGACAACCTCGGAAACGACGTTGCCAGGTACATCGGCAAAGTCGTGATCGGCGGCGTTCCGTTGACTTGGGTTCCGTTCTTGGAAGCGAACGACACCAGCGATCCGGTTTACGGTATCAACTGGCGTTGGTTCCGACCGTTCGTGCACAAGGGCCGAAACAACCGTCGGTCCAAGCCGATGATGTCGCCGGGCCACACTCAGCACACGATGCGAACCGTCCACTACGATACGTGGATGAATTACATCTGCTACAACCGTCGGGCGCTGTTCGTCGGATCGAAGGCTTAATCCGAGTCGGATTTTGCTTGACTTGTTGTTGATCCATCTCCGTATCTTTTGAGAGTTTTCAAAATGTTTCCTGGTAACTTAATGGCGCCTCACGCTTCGCAACGAGGCGGCAAACTAAGCCCCCGGCTGTGGTCACGACTTGTTGAGCACATGATGACGCCGGACGGGCGAAATCCCGGAGTCTTCTTGTACGATGACTTCGATTCCTTTCCGAACCTGACGGTTACGACAGCGGCCGGCCAGCTTCAGCCTCCGAATGGGTACTTTGCTTACATCGAAGCGGATGCCACGGTTGGGGCTATCAAGCAAATCGCAACGGAGCCAAGTGCGATTCAGCTGCTGACGTCGAACGACGCCGCCGACGGTGACAACCACAATACGGTTCTCGCGACTAACGGGAACAGTGGCGTGATGGGCGTGATCAGTGATTCGGATCCGCGATTGTTGATCTGCGAATACCGATTCAAGCTCAACAGTGTGACCAACGGCGACGGTTCGATCTTCCTCGGTCTTGGCGAAGAAGCGTTGGCTGCTGCTGCAACGCCGATCGCCGACTCGTCCGGTCACGTTGTCAGCGATGACGACTTGATTGGATTCTTCATTGGCGAGGACGACAACGACGCGTTGAAATTCTTGTATCGCAAGAACGGCGGCGTGCTGCAGACGGTGATGACGTACGGAACGGCTTTGGCTGCCGATACGTGGTACAACGCTGGATTCGTTTACGATCCGGCTGCGGTCGCATCGAAGCGAATCAAGATCTTTGTCGACAACGTCGAGCAACAGTCTTACGTCACGGCCGACAACATTGCCGCTGCGACTTTCCCCGATGGTGAAGAACTCGCCATGTACGCGGCGATCAAGAACTCAGCCGACGCCGATCCGCAGAACTTTTTGCTGGATCTCTGGGCGTTCTACCAGGCAGGGTAACGACGGGGTTTCATTTCCCAGTCTTGCTTTTCAGCGCCAGTACGTTCAATCTGTTCCTGACGTACTGGCGTTTTTTCATGCAATTTCCCAAGGAACAGACAATCATGGTGCCCGACGACGAACTCCTGATCCAGCAAATGCTTGGCATTTCCATCATTCCTGACGACATTCAGGAGGAATACGGCATCCGGATCACCCTCTATCACCGGCACGGGCCTGGCGGTCCGCTGGGCCCGCTAGCCCTGATCGACATGCTTCGGTTCCTTGATTACAGCTGCGAAGTCGGCAAGGAAATCCGAAAGGATGAGGAGCGGATGGAGATTGACTGGCACACCGTTCCGACCGGGACGCCGGTTCAGGTACGCCAAAAAGGGTTGTGGATTATGTCGATGGCGACCTACCAAGGGATTGTTCAGGCCGGGATTCTGGCGATTGAGCGATTCGGGCGAGTGGACGAATACCGGGCGATCGACGTCAGACTGCCGACCGAAGACGACACGCCGACTCCACCTCCGCCTATCGAAGAGGTGGAAGAAGACGACGAACCGGCACCAAAGATGACGAAAACGCCGCGGAAGTCTCCCAGCAAGGGCGGTCGGTCGACAAAAAAGAAAACTGGGCGATCGGCCAAGAAGAGAGCGTCACCCAAGGGCAAGTCGAAGCCCGATCCGGTTGCTGAGGAACCAGAAAAGGAGCCTGAAACACCGAAACCAGCGTCCAGCTTTGCCGCCGGCGAGGAAATTGGCGGTCACAACGTTGATAGCAGAGACATGTTTTTGGAGGAGTCTCGGAAAACGAAGTGGACAACGGTCAAGAAAAACACCCCAATTTACTTCCGCGAAGGAGATGAAACGCACGAAGGGGTGTTCCTCCGGTCTGCTGGATCCAAGCGTGCCGATATTCAATTGGACGACGAATTGAAAAAACGGGAAGCTATACCCTTTGACTCACTCATGTTGGCCTAAAACGAGGTTCTGACCGTGGCAACTGTCAACGACACGAACAAAGTCCAGATCGCAGCGGATGGACAATCTGACGTCATCGAACTCCCGCCCCGTGCTTGCAAGATCATCGTCAAGTACGGTTCGGGCGCGGCCGGGACTCTTGTCGCAAAGATGGGGGTCGACGAGGACAATCTGATCACTGTCAACGTTCCAGATGGATCCGGAGGGTACGCGGGAAGCCTGACGGCCGACAAAGTCTTCGAGATTTCCGGCGGTGGTGTTTTTGGTTTTTCAGCGACTTCGGTCAGTGGTACGATTGAGTTTTCGGTTTTGGAATCCTCGAACTAACCGCTCGCTCTGGTCATGGGCCAAACACTGATATGTATTACGCACTCGCAACAAGACGACGACGAGGGAGCACCGGTGCGTTGCCGGCGCTGTCTGTCGCGGCTACGCCAGATGGATCTACTACCGCAGAGTGGCGAAAGTGGAAAGCCAAGTGTGACATCGTTCTTGCTGCACGAAAACACGGGCTTACAGCAAGCGAACAGAGAGCTTGGGAATCAGCGGTAGATGCAGAAACAATTGACTCGCAAGATACTGCGGTAGCTTTGGGAATTGCAAATTACTCGCTTGCGAGAACACTGTCTGAGAAGTCGGCAGGTCTCGATAACTCGGCACGATCAACAGCGAGTTTGTCAGCGATTCCAACATTGCCACCGCACACGAACTACGACGGCACGCTAGGCTCTGGTTTCAGTGGTGCTTGGTCAGAATCACAAGTTGGGTCAAGTGGCGGCAGCTTCGGCACAACCAAACCGATTGCACGACCCCTTTGCCCATCAAGGGCATTGATTCACACGACTGGAATCGAGTCTGTAGGGATCATTGCAATTCACGCCAACGGAATTGACACGGTGACGGCAGCGTGCGAAGGCGGCACAACAGCGACGACGCCAGGGCTGACGTATAACCCGGACATTTACGGGAGCGGTGTCGGTGCGTGGGGGTATTGGTTTCACGTTGACGCCGACGACTGGTCTGGCGAGTCTGATGGACCTGCTGAGATTCGATTCAAGGCTACTCCCAATGCGGATGGGGTAGAGCGTGTGTTGTCCGGCTTTGAAGTGATCATTAATGAAGGCGGGACAATTCCGATCCCGCATGTGGTGGTTGATTCAGCTAGTGGTAACGACGGCACAGGAGTCGCCAGCACAACAAAGGCAACCGCAGCGGCGAATCCGTTTGAAACGCTGAAAGCTGCAATGAATGCTTGCGACCTTTCGGGCTGGCTGGCTGGCGAAGATGGCGGAGGCTATGTCTGGCTGAAAGCTGGCACATACACGCCGGGAGGATTAACTAAGACAACAGTCTCGGCGGCACGACGAGACATTACGGTTGTGCCCTATGTGATCCAGCCAGACACGGGAGTCGCGACGGGGGACTGCCCGATCATCGCCGGATCCCTCATCGTCGAAGATACTTCGGCAGCTGGAAGTGGCGAGACATCGACGATGCAGTATGATCGAACCGCTGACACATTGACTTTCACTCGCAACGGGAGCGGGACAGCAATAGCTGACGCTGCGACAAAAACGTGCTCCGCATTGAAGACGGAAATCGAAGCAATCACTGGCGATGGTGCAACCTATGTAGTCACCATCGTCGACACAGATGACGACATCGACAAGACGTTCTGGGTGGAGTCGTCCATTGACCTAAACGAATCTGACGAAGGGCACCCAAAGTTTCTACTGTTTGAGTTTGAAACGTCAGGCTTGCGGTCACAGAGGACGCTGTTCGACAGCTGCACAATTAAAATGCCAGGGTTCACGTTTGGCTCTGCTTTCTCTGATGAGTCATCGCTTTTAGGTTTTATCGGTTGTGCTGTTTCAGGTGCAGGAAAGAAAGACACTGACTCAAATTTCTTCTCGGCGTCCGACTGGGGAGCCAGCGACGAAATCTTTGTCCTCGGCGGTTCGCTTGCGTCGTTCGAAACAATCAACGGCGCCACAGCAATTTTCGGGGCCACTGTGTCAGACATCCAGGACATTCAATCTATCCGGCTACTTGGCGGTGTGATTGAAGACACGTCGCCTATCGGTGGGACACATACAGATGCGTGGCAGTTTTCAACCAATTCGGTGCTAGAAAATTATCTGATCTACAGTCTGGCACTCGGGTCAACATCTTACACGTCAACTCAAGGTCTGTTTTTCGAGTCCGTTGGTAGCACTGCATCGCGTTGCAACTCTATCGGCGTGCTAGATTATGTAATGAGTCGTGGCGGACAGTGTTCATTCAACATGACTGGCAACAACCACCTACTCCACTGGTCAACGTTCACCGACAAAAGTGAGTCTGGGCAAGGGAACTGGTGGTTGAACTTCAATCCAGACGGAACGGGAAACGCGACATATACCGACGTGCATTGCGAAGGATGCTTGTTCGAAAACATCGCATTTGGAGAATCGGGCACAACCGTTCCGTTATCGGAAGTCTCGTTTGAAAATTGCCACGTCAAGGATTCCGCTAGTCGGGTCGGCGTGAGCTGGATAATACCCGGTACGTTCAACGGTGTTACCGAAGGAGCAACTGTAGGATGAAAATCTACTATGTCGACCCAGTAAGTGGCAGTAACGGCAATGACGGGCTCTCATTCGCAAACGCTTGGGCCACTACTAAGTTTGCCATCGACAACGTTGTCGCTGACGCGGGGGCCGCTTGAATGACAATCTACTATGTCGACCCAGTAAGTGGTAACGATGGCACACTTGACGGCACCGCCCCAACAGATGAGGGCGGCGGCGTGGGACCGTGGGCCACATTTCAGCACGCTCTTGATAACGCTATCGCTGGCGATAATGTTCGATTGATGACGACAGGAACTGAGTCAATCACTGCTGTAATTGACGCAGACACACAAAACGGCACCGCATCGTCATCAATCATTTACGAAGCGGCAGATTCAAGCGGTGATGCACACACTGATGGCACTCGTTATCACATCCAAGCAACTGCTAGTATCGCAAACGTGTTGAACTTCGGTGGTGCAAGTGGTGGGCAATATTGCGAATTTCGATTTATCGACTTCGACGGCAACAGCAATACAACGAGTCACGGAATCGACGCCACGGTTTCCGACGATGGCCTTGGGTCATCAATGATCGGATGCCGAGTAAGGAACAATGGCGGTGATGGCGCAAACGTTCGTGGGTCATCTGCATTTGGGCTGAACTTCCTCGCCTGCGAAATCGATGGAAACACAGGCTCTGGACTAGCTGCTCAATCAACAGCGAGTTCAAGGTTCTCCTATAGTTTGATCCAAGCGAACGACATTCATGATAACGGGGGTGACGGTATCTACACTGCCGGTATCGGAACAACGATTTTGGCCAACCGGATCTATGGCAACACCGGATCAGGAATCGAAATCCCCGGAGCAACGGACCGACTGAGGATTTTGCAAAACACGATCTACGGCAATGGTGCAGATGCAATAACATGGGTTACCGGCGCAGTAATTCAGCTACACGGAAACAGTTTGGCAAACAGTGGCGGATACGGAATCAACGGAGTCGGGCTGCCTCAAACGGCTAGCAACAACCACACAAATGGAAACACGACGGCAGCAACAAACTTCGCTTCAATGCCGGGTTTCGCAAACCAGACAGGTGATCCGTTGTTTGCGGACCCAGGCAACAGTGACTTTACGCCGTCGAGCCTTTCTCCGCTGGTTGGTGCCAGCCTGGCCGGTGAAAACATTGGCGCGGTTTCTCCTGCTACCGGCGGCGGACTCTTAACACATCCGGGAATGTCCGGTGGAATGCGAGGATAGGAAACAATGAAACTTGTAATCCCAAAAGGTTCGACGAGCCGAATCGTCACCGTCTTCATTCAGGACTCGTCCGCAACGGATGGTTCTGGTCTTGGCTCGCTCGATGAGTCGTCATCCATCGTTGGCGGTTTCGTGCGAGAAGGCAGCACCGGCGTTGCCCTGGCTGTTGATGAAGACGTGACAACCGAAGGCACCTATCAAGCGCCATCAGCATCGGGAAAAGTCCGTATCGGCACGCCTGCAAACATGCGGACTGGAACGTATGAATTGCATTTTGATAACGCCCTTTTCGCCACTGGCGCGGAATACGTCGTGGTGACACTTGGCGGTGCTGCAAACATGGCACCGCTGACCTTAGAAATTCAGCTATCTGATCCGATTCGAGGACTCGGTAGCCCGACAGGTATTCCAAACTTTGCAGCAACGGCTGCTGGAGGGCTTTCGTCCGATCTTGGGCTTCTAAAAAAGTACGGTTATGCCGTCATCGAAGCATCGATTTCTGCTGTGGGATCAAGCACGAGTCTGACGATCAGTGGCGGTCCAGCCTACGACATTGCGTCCGGAATCGCGATTTTGTCGAACGCCAGCGACAGCAACAATACGAAAGCTGTTGCCTGTTCGTATGTCGCCAGCGGTCCAACGCTCAACTTGGAGGAGGCGCCATTCGGTGCAGAAGCCCCGACCACGTCAGACAAAGTCACGATCATCGCGATTCCTGAGTCAACAACGCCGGTCGACGCTAACATGACGCAGATGGACGGGGAAACATCGCCAGTCACCAATTTGGCGGCAGCGGCAGACGCAATCATTAGAGGTTCAGCCGTTACTGGAACGCTCAGTACAACAGTGATGACAACCGACCTCACTGGGTACGCAGACGACGAACTGATCGGCGCGACGGTGGTTTGGAAGAGCGGCACAGCAGCGGGCCAGCGATCGACGATTACCGATTACGCGTCGTCTGGCGGAACGATCACGTACGATGTAATTGCAACAGCTCCGGCAAACGCTGATACTTTCGTGGTGGTTTAATGACAACGACAACCTTAGGCTTGATGGGGGTAAGTCGGGGAGTCATTCCCCTATCGTCCCCATCACCAAACGTTCCACCCGTCCTAGCCGATATTGAAGGATCGGAATTGGCTTTCGCGGAGGGTGACGGACCAACGGCAATCACTTCGGCAATCACTGTCGCCGACTCGGACGACTCAAGTATCGATTCGGCGGAAGTGGAGATTTCCGATGGTTATATCAATGGCGAGGACGTTCTTGCGTTCGTTGATGCAAACGGGATCACAGGAAGCTGGAATGCGTCAACGGGGATCCTGTCTCTTTCCGGATCAGCAACAAAGGCCAACTACCAAACGGCTTTGCGGTCGATCACTTTCGACACTGATTACACGGCAGTCGGCGGGACTCGCGAAATCAGTTTCACGATCAACGATGGCGACGACGATTCGAACACAGTTGCTCGCGACATCGCTGTTTCCGGATCTCGTACAAGTGCCAATACTGGGTTCAATAATCAGCTAGCCGATACCGACTATCTTGGTATCTGGCAAATGACTGAAGAGTCAGGCACGGCGATCAAAGATTACTCGACGTTCAACAACGAAGGGACGTTGAGCAGCGGAACCCTTGCACAGCCCGGGCCAACAAGTTACCTGGCCAATGCTCTTGAAGTTGACGGAACGGAAGACGTCACGATCGCGGACTCCGATGACTTTGTCACCGGGAACCAATTCACAGTCTCGCTCTGGATCTATTGCGACACACTGACGGCCTGCGGATTGTTCAGCAAGGCGACGAGCGCAACGGCTGGTGAGTGGTACGTTTTCCTTGACACGTCCGGGCGAGTGACCTTTCGCGTTGTTGACGATTCGGCAGGTGCCTACAAAGGGCGCGTCACGTCGTCCGACTCGATCGTCACTGGCCAGTGGCAAAAGATCACTTGCTATTACAACAACGGGACGATGAGCATCTACGTCGACGAAGTGCGTCGTGACGGTGCAGACACGACATCCGGGACGTTTACCGCAATCGAGAACACGACCGCCCCGATCACAATCGGATCTCGCGGGAACGCGACCTACTACACCGGCCGAATGTCAAACGCGGTGTTTTACGATGGGCTTGCGACGCACGAGCAGCTTCGTTTTCTTGACTACGGGAACATTTCGGCTGCGCAGGGCATCCCCGCGGCCAGTCCGCTGCGTGAAGTTTGCCGAGAAGCGTGTCGGTAAAACGTAGTTATCGTCATTTTCGCAACGATGCTATGATTTTGGGTAGTTTGCAAATTACCCAATTCGTGAGTCGTGGAAATGCCTCAAATCTGGACCGGATCTGTTGAACCTGGGACATACCTTTGGCTCTTGCAGGAGGTGGGGAACTACCTTGGTTTCGGCCGGGCATTCAACAGCTGGACGCAGGACGAGCTTGATCGTGCCGATGCGATCGTCCAGTCGGGTTATTCGCAGTTCCTGTACGATGCGTTCACCGAATCGCCGATGGATCCTGAAAGCGATTCCGGCGAAAAGGGGAAGGACGCGCGCCGGCGGAAACCGCACGATTGGTCCTTCCTGCAGCAGAGTGGCGAGATTGTCACCAACTGGGGAAACAAGCTTTACATGCTCCCTGAAGGATTTGCAGGGAATCAGAGCGATCTGATTATCGAATCGGGGGAGGGTCGCGTCTCGATCGTTTCAGAGCGGCATCTGACGAATCTGCTTGCTGTGGCGACCAAAGGCGTTATCCCGACGACTCCGATCGTCCAGGCGACGTACGATCCGACCGACGACGTGTTCTACCCCGAGAACTACGGTGCTGCCGGGGATGGGACGACGAACGACACCGCTGCATTCGAATCGATGATTGCTGCGGCGATCGACCGTGGGAATATCACGGGATCTGTCACCATCAAGATGCGACGCAAGTATCTTCTCGACGAGATTGACAGGATTTCCCACTACAGTGCAGTCGGGAACTTTGCCAAAGTCGAGTGCGATTTGTGGTTCGATGCGGAAGGCGCCAACTTCATTCACAGCGGGACAGGCAAAGGCATCTTTCTGTTTGAAGGATACAGTTTGTCCGAACGTCGTTTCATCTGGCAAGGCGGTCACGCGACGGGAGCAAACACAACGGACAGTCGATGGTTCATTGCGGGGCGCGACATTCGCGGCAGTTACATCCATCCGATGGAAGTCGACGTTTTCGAGTACGGTGTCCTCTTGATGATTTGGAGGACGTGGGCGGAGAATAATTCGGTCGGTTCGTCTTCAATCCCGATGTTTGGTCGGTCATGCGAACACATCGTGGGATGCTTTGGTCGTGAAGAATCTTGGGCTTACATTCTGAACCAGCAAGGGCAAAACCTTCCGATCGACCAATACCAGGGCGAGCTTAGCTCAGACCCGGGAAGCCCGAGCGACCTGGATTGGTATTGGAGCACGACCGACGACGCGATTCGTCAGTATCAGACATCGGCATGGGTCGAAGTGCTCCCGATTGCTGACGTGGATGGCGGCGTATCAGGAAACTCGTTTGCCCGTACGACGATTGGTCGAATCACGATCGGCACGTCGGCAACGAGCACAAACGATGGATCGATTGTCGAGATTCAAGGTGCAAGCCTGTACGACAGCCGGATTCACGACCTTCGTGGAAACACGAGGAACGATGACAATTCGCTGGTCTACATCAACGACAGTTTCTGCTTGAACCTGACGATTGAGGACATTGGCGTTGAGGGCGCAAACCAGTCCGGGAACCCCATTGGGTACGCGATCCGAACAGGTCCCAATTACGAGACAGCGACGCGCCCACCGAATTGCCGGTTCATCAGCTACACCGGCGGCTATGGACAGCCTTCGGATCCGGATGCTGGTGTGATTGTCAACGGCGAGTGGGATCAGGTTGATTTCGCTGCTGGCGTGGATTCAATCGTCGTCCCTGTTGGCATCGTGACGATCAACACGACATTGGAAGTCACTCTAAAAAGTGCCGATGCAAGTGTCTTGTCTCGTGCGCTGATCGGTTTCCGGAATGCCAGCGTCGCATCTGCCTCGATCGAAGTTGGCGAGAACAAGGGAAGTCTCGTCACTTGGAGCCAAGACGGATCAAACAACATCGTGGCTCAAACAGCCTCAGCCAAGACAGGTGTTCGAATCACTCACAGGGTAATCAAGGGATAAACCATGGCCGAATCGCCTCCAAAGTATGCCGCAGTCCGCCCATCGCAGTTTGACGGGTTTTCCGACCAGTTATGGGAATTGATCCTCTACCCGGTCCCCGCCGGCGAATACACGCTCAATTACCGGTATTCGAAGGTCCCGCCGCCTCTGAGTGTTGAGAACCGCTATCCGGTTTGCGGTGTTCAGCACGCCGAGACGTTGCTGATGAGTTGCCTGGCAATCGCCGACGAGCGCGAAAACGACGTTGTTGCTGGCCCGCGGTACCAGCGTTATTTGCAGCGGCTCGCATCGTCCATCCACATGGACAAGCGGATGGGAGTGCCGACCGACGAAGCAACGGTA